CAGTCTATGGCGGTAACCCTGTGGGGCTTCTGTTTTCTGGGTTTGAGGAGAAAGAGTGCGACTGAGATACACGCATGAGGGCATACAAGGCCTACACAGCGATTTTTTACTTGAAATGATGTAAAGGGGCGAACAATGAGCGAAGAAAGAGAAATCAAGATTGACTTAACGGATAATTTCAGACTGGTTTATGACTTTTGCGGGAACAAATTCTTACAGAAAAAATCAGTCAGCAAGAACGGGAAAATTTCATACAGTTGTTATTGTGGATATTTTCCGAAGTTTGAAATGCTGTTAGAAGAGTTTTGTAACCACAGAATAGCAGAAATGGAAGCAACAACCATCAAAACAGCACTCAAACAATTTAGCAACGCTGAAAATGAAATGAGGAAACTTGCCAGGGAAGCAGGCAGGAAACTTGATGAAAAAGGAAAACGAAAGGAGTAAAAAAATGTACTACTGCAACGATTGCCGGGAGTTTGTAACCGGCCAAACATACGAGGTGGGCCCTGAAAGCACCGAACCGCCGGAAACGGTCTGTGAATTTTGCGGTTCTGATGATATTGAACAGACTGATAACTGCCCATGCTGTGGAGATCCGATCAGGAGCGAACAAGACATGTGTGATGGGTGCCGGAAGACGGCGGAAGAAATAATCAAAAAAGCCGTGTCTGAAATTGAAAAGATTTTAGATGTATCAAATAAAACCGCAAAACAAATCTTGGAATCCATATTGGATGAGTGAAGGGAGCATAGAAATGAGTAAAACACACTGGAAGAAATTAACTAACCCGGATTATCTGGGTTCATACGCACTGGATGAAGGCAAAGATATGATCGTAACCATTAAGGAAGTCAAACAGGAGACTATCACCGGAGCCAAGGGCGAAAAAGAAGAGGCAATAATAGCTTACCTTGAAAACGGGATCAAGCCGATGATCCTGAACAAGACCAATCTAAAGCGAATCGAAAAAGTCTGCGAAACTCCATACATCGAGGACTGGGCAGGCCACAACATTCAACTCTATACCGAAATGGTATCAGCGTTCGGAACATCCACTCTTGCATTGAGAGTGAGAGATTTCAAACCAAAGAAATGAGGAGGGCAAAATGGTAACTAATGATAATTATTTTGACACAAAAACGCAACTGGAATACTTCGGTGCTTCGCAGTTTAAGACATTTTTGGGCTGTGAGGCAAAAGGGTTAGCCGAGATCTGCGGTTTTTATGATTCAAAGCCGACCAAGGCGATGCTCATGGGATCTTATGTGGATGCCTATTTTTCGGGAACCATAGAAGAGTTCAAGATGTTACACCCTGAAATCTTCAAGAAAAACGGAGAGCCGCTCAAGGACTATGAAAAATGCGACCGGATAATCGAGAGGGCGGAAGCGGATCCGTTGTTCCATGAGTACATTTCGGGAGAGCAACAGCGGATCATGACAGGCGAGATCTTCGGGCATCCATTCAAAATCAAGATAGACAGTTATTTCCCCGGCGAAAAAATGGTGGATCTAAAAGTCATGAAGGACCTGGAACCAGTCTACAAGGATGGTGAGCGGAAAAGCTTCATCGATGCTTGGGGTTATGACATCCAGGGCTATATATATCAGCAAGTTGAAAAGTGCAATTCCGGGAAAGAACTGCCATTTTATTTAGCGGTCATCACAAAAGAGGAAGAACCGGATATGGAAATAATACATATACCACAATGGCGGCTCAATTCTGCCGGAGAAGTAATCAAGCATTATGTAGATAGGTTTGCGGAAGTCAAGCGGGGCGAGGCCGAGCCGGTGCGGTGCGGAAAGTGCGGATATTGCAGGTCAACAAAAATGTTAAAGGCTCCGATAGAGTATGAGGACTTTATCGGGTTGGAATAGAAAGGAGCAAAAAAATGAAAGAATTAAACCTTACAAATGTAGAAGCGGAAAAGGGCTTTGGAGGACCGGAGCCGGGCGGTTATGTTCTGAAAATAATCAATGTGGAAGATGTACCCGGAAAGGAATATCTAAAAATCGACTATGACTTTGCGGAAGGCGAATACGCTAATCACTATTTGAGCCTATTTGACAAGTTCGGATTCTGGGGCGGGACCATGTATAAGAGTTACAAAGAAAAATCGCTTGGATGGTTCAAGGCATTTATATCCGATGTAGAGGCATCCAATTCTGGGTACAAATGGGATAATGACGAAAAGAAACTGGAAGAAAAGCTGTTCGGAGCTGTTCTGGGTGCGGAAGAATACAGAGGTAATGATGGAGAAGTCAAGGAAAGCCTGAAAGTAAAAAAGACTGCTCCGATACAGGACATCAGAGACGGAAAGTTCAAGGTTCCGAAACTGAAGAAACTGGAAGAATCAAACACAGAGAATGAGGTTGTTGACGCAAGTGCACAGGTCATAGACGCGGATGACATACCGTTCTAATGGTTCTTATTATCGAAGACACAAGGCAAAAAAGCGGCAAGCATGAAAACAAAAAAGAATACTGGGAAAAGTCCGGAGACAAAATAATCCGGTGCAAACTTCCATTCGGTGATTATTCCTTGCCGCCTAAAGTCGCTGTTGACACAAAACAGAACATTCTCGAAATCGCCTCTAATATGTGTGGCAACGCAAATGAAAAGAGGCGGTTCCGGGAAGAATGCAAACTGGCCAAAGATGCAGGGTGCCGATTGATTTTCCTGATTGAGTGCAGGAGTGTTAAGTTGCCGGAGGATCTAATCGGTAAAAAAATCAGATTGATAAGTGGGAAAACCATACCCGGCGAACAACTGACACTGGCGATGCGAACCATGGAAAATCGTTATGGCTGCAGCTTTGAGTTTTGTGATCCCGAAAACAGCGGCGAAAAAATTATTGAATTATTAGGAGGCCGAAATGACTCAAAATAAAATGCTCAAATGTGCCTTGTACTATGCCAAGTCCGGTCTGGCGGTGTTCCCATTGAAGCCGAAAAGCAAGATGCCCATTTATCCCGGCGGATTCAAAATCGCTACCACTAATTCCGAAACAATCACAGACTGGTGGACTAAACATCCGAGTGCAAATATTGGAATTGCTACAGGGGCAAAATCGGGTGGAATGTTCGTGATTGACCTTGACAAAGACAGCGACAAAGGTATTGACGGATACGAAACTTTGACTGACTGGGAACGAGATAATGGAGATCTTCCTGACACGGCAAACACTATTACCGGCAGGGGCGGATACCACTTGTTATACAAAACCAACAAGACGGTGAAGAGCCGGGCAGGACTGTATGACGGCATAGACATCAGGGGCGATGGCGGTTATATCGTTGCGCCGCCGAGTATTCACAACAATGGAAACGAGTACCAATGGGAGCAAACCTTAGCAGAATACGGAATATCGGAAGCCAATAACACGGTTTTTAAGTTCTTAAAAGGCACTTCCGAAACCGAACAAACTGAAGCACTCATGGTCCCGGCCGAGATCAGACAGGGCGGCAGAAATGACATGATGTATCGTGTTGCGTGCGCTCTGCAGGCTAAGGGGTTGGATGATTCCACCATTATAATGGCGGTTAAGTCCGAGAACGAAAAAAAGTGTTTCCCGCCTTTAGAAGAAGAAGAGCTGCTAAAGACGGTCAAATCGGCGTTGAGTAAAGACAAGGGAAAATTTAAGTTTAATAGGCCCAGGAGCAGACAGTATATCTCCCTGATCCAGACCAAGCCTAACAAGGATGGCGAGACCAAACACAAACAATGTGCGGAAAACATTGCCACTGTAATCAGGCAGGATGAAGAGCTGACCGGGAAAATCAAATATGATCTCATCTCTTATGCACCTAAATACTTTGGGCAGCTGCCATGGCGGAAGCCGGGAGATACCATAGGGGAGTGGGATGATTTTGATGATAGTAATCTTCGGGCATATCTGGACACGAATTTTGGCCTGAAAAACAAGGGCGATTATGATGATGGATTTAACATTATCCTGAACGAGAACAAATTCAATCCAATCATAGACTACCTGGAAGCTTTGCCGGAATGGGATGGCATCCCCAGAATTGAGAATCTTCTGTTTGATTTTCTTGGAGTGCCAAAGGACGATTATTCACTGGCAGTTATGAATCTATTTATGCAAGGGGCAATCAACAGGGCATATCATCCGGGTTGCAAGTTTGACTATATGCTTGTGATCGTGGGGGAACAGGGTATCGGAAAGTCTACATTTTTAAGAGAATTAGCGTTGAATGAGATGTGGTTCGATGACAATTTCAATACGGTCGAGGGCAATCAAGCTATCGAACGGCTCCGTGGGAAATGGATCCTGGAATTGGCCGAGCTGTTAGCGGTGAAAAAGCAAAAAGAGGTGGAAAGCATCAAGGCTTTCATCACGGCCCAGGTTGATAACTACCGTGAACCTTACGCAAGGAGAACAACGGCCAGAAAGAGATGTTGTGTTTTTGCAGCGACCACAAATGATTATACCTTCTTGACCGACCGAACCGGAAACCGCCGATATATGCCAGTCACGGCCGACAAAAGGAACAGACTCAGGACTCTCTTTGATGAGCCGGATTATGTCCATAGGTTTTTCCGGCAAGCTTGGGCAGAGGCACTACACATATACAAAACAAAGCGGCCGAGACTGGTACTATCAAAAAACATCGCCGAGGAAGCAATCAAAAGACAACAAAACTACCTGGAAGAGGATCCGTGGGTTGGTATAATACAACTTTATCTGGATAACACCATGCTTGACAAGGTCTGCGCCATGAATATCTGGCATGAGGCGCTGAAGAACGAGTCAGATCCGAAGCGGCACGAATCGAATCGGATACACGCCATTATGCGAAACGAGATAGTCGGGTGGGAGTACAACGGCAATCAGAGGTGCGGCGAGTATGGGATTCAGAGGTCTTATGTGAGAAAAATTGAAAATGGGATGCATCAAATCGGGCCTGAAAGTGACAGTTTTTGAATATTTGTTAACTAATGAAAATGTTGGTTAACAGGTTGGTTAACACAAAAAACATTGAAAAATCAACAGTTACTGCTATTTGTTAGCGTTGTTAACTAATAAATTAAGATAAAAGTATTCAAAAAGAAATATAAATAATATATATATAGGCAAAAAATAAATATTGGTTAACAAAACGGCCAGACATATTGAAAAATCAACAAAAAAGGTGTTAACTAACATTAAAAATTATTGGTTAACAAAACCCACAGGAGAACGATATGAAATATTCAGACAAAATCCAAATATACGAAGCAGAAAAGCAAAAGCTTATAGAAACTTGCAAGACACCAGTGGAATATGAGCGTGAGATCCGGAAATTAGCAAGGAGGCTGAAGGTATGAAAATATATATTGCAGGACAAATGACAGGCAGGAAAAATTACGAAAAGTATTTCAAGAAAGCCGAGAGAGAACTCACAAAAAAAGGTGAGCAGGTTTTTAACCCGTGCAACTTGCTCCCGATAATGCAAGGTTTTGACTATTCAGATTTTATGCAGGTGGACTTGAAAATAATAGAACTGTGCGACGCAGTTTATTTCTTAAAAGGGTTTACAAAATCCAAGGGTGCTATGCAAGAATATCAGCACGCAAAAAAACACCATAAAGTCATTCTGACGGAAGAACCGTATGATGACTATATTGGGTTCGATAACGAATGGAAGTTTGACAGATGATGCAAAATCAAAACAAAGGGGACAGATTATGTTTCAAAATATAGATTGGGCAAACCTGCAAAACCCACATTTATTCATCAACGGCGACTGCATGGAGTATATGAAAACCATGCCTGATAAATACGTGGATTTATGTATTTGCGATCCCCCGTATGGGATTGGTGTTAATAAAATGACACTCGGAAAGGGTAAAAGAAAGATATATAGAGGTTTGACAGATTGGGACGCAAACCCTCCAACCGAAGAATATTTTGCAGAATTAAAACGAGTTAGTAAAAATCAAATCATTTGGGGGGCAAACCATTTTATTAGCCGAGTGCCGTTTGATAGTCCTTGTTGGATTGTATGGAATAAGTTAAGGACTGGAAGCTTCGCAGACTGTGAACTCGCATATACATCATTTAATACTCCAGTTCGAAAATTTGATTTTATGTGGAACGGCATGTTACAAGAAGATATGAAGAACAAAGAAAGAAGGATCCACCCCACCCAAAAGCCTGTCGCCTTATACAAATGGTTACTCATGAACTACGCAAAGCAAGGCGACAAGATACTTGACACCCATGTGGGGAGTGCTTCAAGTTTAATTGCCTGTTACGACATGGGTTTCGACTACATAGGTTTTGAGATTGACGAAGAATATTACAACTTAGCACAGAAACGAATTGCAGAAAATAAAGCACAAACGAGGTGGAGGTTTGACAGGTGATGGATTGAGGAGGAAGACACGATGATTAAATGGTTCAAGAAGTGGCATGAATGGCAAGCAAGATGTATAAATGGCAAGTTTTATAAACTGATGGTGCTATTCAAAATAATAAAAAGCCCGTCAATGCGGTGTACGGGTTTCGGCGAATATTTTAGCCAGGAATTCGAGAACGGATTGCGGAAAACAAAGCACAAGTGAGAATGATGTTATGAAATGTGATATATGTGGGAGAAAAATCCACAAGCACGAACCGCATAATGAGGTCGGGTATAAGCATAAAGTCTTAACCAACTTGGGCGAACGAGTGGTAACGGATTTTGTGAAAGTATGTTACAGGTGCAAAGAAAAGGTGGCGGAATATGAACAGCAAACAAAAAGGTAGCAGGGGCGAACGTGAACTTGCTAAAAAATTAAAAGAGCATGGATATGATTGTAGAAGGTCAGTACAATATTGCGGGGCGAATGGCGACGCTGATGTTATAGGGCTTGACGGAATACATATCGAGTGCAAAAGGGTTGAACGGCTGAATATTCAAGACGCTATGGCACAAGCGATATCCGACTGCAAAGAAGATATGCCGGCCGTAATGCACAGAAAAAATAATTCCGAATGGTTGGTAACAATGAAATTGTCGGATTGGATAGAATTGTATAAGGAGTGGAAATGATGAAAAAAAGTGGTCGCAAAATCAAACAATGCCCGAAATGCCAAAAGCACTTTGAGCAAAACACCAACAGTCAAATCTATTGCTCAAAGGAGTGTCAAAAGGCGGCGGATCAGCAGAGGAAGCAGGACAGCTACAAAACATTTGAGAAAAAACAGAAAAAGCGAAAAAAGAGCCAACTTGACAACAAAATCGAGAAAGCTCATCGGCAAGGCACAACTTATAGTGAATTGCAGAAAAAAGAAACTATTGAAATGTTCGGGAGGGTGGAGATATGAGGGAGAGGGCTGATATGAAACACGATATTACATTTTGCTCAAACAAAAAATGCAGGCTAAAAAGGTGCAAGAGACACTTGTCTAATGCCCCAAAAAATAGCGAAATCAGCATGGCAGAATTAGAGGGAACAGAATATTGTCCCGAATTAAAAAACACACAAAAGGGATAGGAGGGTAATGGTATGAAAGAAACGCAAATATATGACGCAGACGAACTCGCTGAACGGTGGGAATACCTTTACGCAAAAAAAACTATAAAAGATATTAAAAAAAGATTGGAAGTAGATTACAAAAGGAGAAACTGGCATGCGCTCCACATAGCTCTTTGGACATGGTTATCCCTTGACGGCAAGCGTGAAAAAAAGGAATGGTTTGAGGCATTTGATGTGCCAGAAGTCATAAATTATTGTTTTGCCTGTGAGGTCGCCAAAATTGGAGCGGGGTGCGTTAATTGTCCTATGGAACAAGATAAAGATAGACAGTGTGCTAATGGGCTTTATACAAAGTGGGCATTTACCTACAAAATTGCAGAGAGAGAAAAATTAGCACGAGAAATCGCCACTATGAAATGGGAGGAAAGAATATGAGAGAGATTAAGTTTCGCGGTAAGCGAGTAGATAATGGGGAGTGGGTTTATGGTGATTTGCACCACGGATTCATAACAGACAATGGATACATTAATGGAAGAGAGATACGCCCTGAAACAGTAGGTCAGTTCACAGGACTCAAAGACAAGAACGGGGTTGAGATTTACGAGGGAGATATTGTTACGGCATGTTGGTATGATTATGAAGAGCCGAACCACGACATGACAGGTATTGATGTGCCGACAAAATTGCGGAATCGGGAGGAAATATTATGAGTGAAACAAAAGCAGAGTCTAAAATTATGGATACGCTGATAGAGGAAACAGAAGAAATAATGGAGTACAAGCCGTATGACAAGGTGGAACGACCAATGCACTACACAGCAGGAAGTATTGAAACCATAGATTATATTCAGTCGGTTACAGAGCAGCTGCCAGGATTTGAGGCGGTCTGTATCGCTAACGCAATTAAATACATTTCAAGACAACACCTTAAAAACGGCAAAGAAGATTTGAAAAAGGCAATTTGGTATTTGAACAGGCTGATTAAATACAAGGAGGACTGATGTGTTTACAAAAAAAGAGTTAGAACGAATCCGTTACCTGACCGAAGAATTGAAAATGTGGCAGGAAGAGGCATATAGCTTATCGGGGATAGACAGCACAAAGCCGAAGCCGAAGAACCGCAGGATAAGCGATCCGACAGGTGACAAGGTCGCTGACACCGAAAAAATTATCGAGGCAAAGCTAAAAGAGATCCAACAGAAACGCAAAGAGATAATTGAGTACATTTGCGGAATCGATGATAGCCTTGTCCGGCAGATAGTCAAGTATCGGTGCGTCAACCTTATGACATGGAACGATATTGCAGGCTGTATCGGTGGCGGAAACACAGCCGACAGCGTGAGAAAAATCTACGAACGGTATCTTCTGTCCACAATGTCCGACAAACCTGTGATATAGTTTAAGATGGAAATACGTGAAAAACTACTCCTTTCATTATGCGAGGCACTCCCAACTGGGGGTGTTTTGCTTTTACGGAGGTCGGAGAATGATTTTATTTTTGTCGATTAGAGCCGGAGAACTAATCGAGAACATGAAAGCCGTCTATGACAAGATAAGCGGCGGCAAACAGTTTATAGCGGCGATGTTTCCGCACAGCGAAATAACGCAGGACAAAATCATAAACGCAATAAGCAAAGCCGATACCATAGTGGTTGATGACTATAACCCTTACATGTTTCACAAAGTCGCAAAGAATAAACGGGTGATACAGCTGTGGCACGCAAGCGGAGCATTCAAACGGTTCGGCGGTGTTTATCCAAGGCAAGACCTTGCGATAGTATCATCAGAGTATTGCAGGTCGTTTTATGCAGAGGCATACAGGATGCCGATATCAACCATAGTGGCAACAGGCATCCCAAAGACCGATTGGATTTTTGATAACATAGAAACCGCAAAGAGACGGAAGAGGATAAAGGACAAATACGATTTGACGGGCAGAGTAATACTTTACGCACCGACATTCCGGGACACCATCAGAGACCGGTTAGACTTGCCACTTGACATAGACTTTGACGGCACAATGCTAATAAGCAAACATCCGATAATATCAGACATCAACATCAGCGGTATAAGGTCAAATGTCATGGTGTGCAACGAGCGAACAGATGAGCTAATGGCAGTAGCAGATGTTATGATAACAGATTACTCATCAATCGCCTTTGACTGGATGTTAACAGGCAAGCCGATAGGATTTTACGCATACGACTTGAAAGAATATGTTAGGGGGTTCTGGCTAAACTACAATGACTTGCCTAATGTGGTAACAACAAGCAAAGGATTAGAGCGACTGCTGAACAGTGACATGGAATGCGACTATTCCGGCTTAGTAGACAGATACCTTAACAGGTGCGACGGTCATGCCTCAGAGAGAGTGGTGAATCTCATTGAAAGAGTACGCTGAAAAGTTTTATAAAGGTAAAGCGTGGAAGAAGTGTAGGGCAAGCTATGTGTCATACAGGACAGGAGTAGACGGAGGAGCTTGTGAGCATTGCAAGAAGAGGCTCGGCTATATAGTGCATCACATCAAACCAATAACACCGCAGAACATAGACAACCCGCTGATAACATTAAACCATGACAACTTGATGTATGTATGCAAAGACTGCCACGAGATACTGCATAGACCAAAAACACTAACATGCGCATTCGACAGTTTCGGAAATCCAATCAAGAAGCCCCCCATTGAGGGTAATTTTTTTAAAGATAGAGAGAC